GCCGAGAGGTGAAAGCCCGCGGTGCCCGCGGCGCCGTTCGGAACGGTCGCGCGCCACTGGCCCGCGGCGAGCATCCGCGTTTTGAACCGCTCCTCGACCTCCGCCTTGCAATCGCGATTCGAGCACTTCATCCGCGCGCTCGACGGATCGTTCGAGTCGAACACGATCCGGTGATGCACGGTCGCGTCCTCGGCCGCGGCCGCGTGGAGCCAATCGCGCCCGTTCCACGTGAGGTAATCCATGTGCCCGCACTTCGGGCACGGGATGAAGTAGCGCCGTTGATCGGTGAGGAGGTACTCGTGCTCGATCCGCGATACGAACCGGATCGTCGGCGTCGAGACGAGCAGGATCTTCCGAATGCCGCTGAACGTCGATGTCCGCTCCTCGGCCAACGCGATCGGGTCGCCCTGCCCGTCGACGTCGCCGGGATACTCGTCGATCTCGTCGCAGAACAGATCACGCGCCGGCATAGAGCGGAGCCCGGCGGAGGAGTTCGCCCCGGTCAGCATGAGCACGCCGCCCGGGAATTCCTTCGTCAAGAGCGTGTTCCCGGAGTCGCGCGAGCGCATCGGCGCGACCTTCTCCGACAACGCCGGCGACGCCAGGATCATCGGCGCGAGCCGTTGCTTCGAGACCTTCCGCGAGTCCTCGACGCGCGGGACAACGAACATGATCGGGCCGGGATTCCGATCGATCGTGTAGCCGATCCAGTTGTTCCCGCACTCGGTATTGTGCGTCGCGATCATTCCGCGTCCGGCGAGGAACAGCCGCGAGAGGCTCGCGACCTCGATGCACCGGACCGGCCGCGACTCCACCTCCTGAACATCGACGATGAAGCGCCGGAAAGTCTCGCCGGCGCGGCGACCCGCGCGCTCCGCAAGACGCGATTGTTTTCGCGCCAGATGAAAGACGGGTTGATCAGCGTACGCCGTGAACGAGACGCGCCGGACGGTCCGCGAACCGCCGTAGGTACTGCCTGCATTCGGAGCGCCGGCGTAGACCGTTGGCTTGAGCCCGAGAGACCTCAGAAGCTCCACGACGTCGCCGGCGAGCCGCTCCGACACCGTCGAGAACTCACAGCGCTTACCCGCCGCGTCGACCGATCCGTCCGTATCCATGAGACCAGCGAGCAGCGCCCACCGTTGCGCCGCGGATCCGCGGAGGTAGAGCGCGGGAACGTGCTTGTTCCCACGAATGCCGAGCAGTCCGGCGCACTCAATGAACGCCGGTCGTTCGGAGAACGTTCCGCGCGGATCGATCGTCACTAATCGCGCGCGCCCGCTGTTCGGTGCCTCGCCGATGCGAGTCGTATGTCCGCCGGATCGGATGCGTTCACAGACCGCCTCGACGTCGTCCTCGTGGATCGTGAAGGTGTTCACGGAATGGTGTCCGTCTCCCAGCCACACGCCAAGCGCGTACGGGTCCGCCGGTAGCGCCTCGTCTTCAAGCTCCAGCGGGCGGGGGAGCGGAATCGCATACCGGCTCCTCCCGTTCCGGAAGAAGGTCTTCTCGATATCGCTAGCGCGGAGCGTCTTCCGCCGCTTGCTCAGACCGCGGCCGCGATGTCCGGGAAAGAGGTCGTCCACCGTCCATAGGTGTTGCTCGTCGCAGACGATTGACTCGTGGTCGCTGAACGTGATCCGGAGACACCGGTGATCGGTGTACACGTCCGACACGCCGACAACCTCGATCGGCTGGCCGTGCTCGCTGAATACGGTCTCCCCGATCGCAATTCCGCCCATGGTCGTCCAGCCCGACGCGGTCGGAACAGGCGTATCGAGGTCGAGCGGTCCCCCGATCTGCGCGCCCTTCATGAAGACGACGCGCTCCGTCCGCGACTGAGGCGAAAGCTCGTCCATGATCTCGCGGAGGTACGGCGTTTTCCCGGTGTCCCACTGCCCCGCGGTCCGCGCCGAGATCGTCGACAGGATCCGGAATCTGTCCGCCCACTCCGACACGGTGAGCCGGCGCTCGCGGCGCCAGCCCGCGGCCCACGCGTGGCCGTGGATCTCCTCGAGTTCCGCCGGCGAGAGTTCCTCGAGCGCCGCGCTCATTCGTGGCCATCACCGTTGCGGCTCGGCGGATACTGCGCGAGTTCCTCGCACAGCACCTCGACCTCGGCGTCGATCTTCCGCTGCATCTCCATCGGGTCGACGATTCCGACGAGTTCCGGGCCGAGGCGCGCTCCCCAAGCGCGGAGCTTGTCCATCGTACGCCTCGAGGTCGCGGTCGCGATCCGGATCCACTCCTTGCGGTCGATCAGTTCCCCGAGCTTTTCCCTCAGTTCAAGCTCGAGCAGCCTGTTCTTGACGTCGACGCCGACGCGCCTAGACGCCTGGAGCCCGCGGCTCGCGCTACCCTTGCCCTCGTCGTCGCCGGCGCCGAGGTCGGGATCCCCGTGCGAACGCTTCGCGGGATCGGTGTTCGCGAGCCACTCCGCGCGGTTCCGCTTGAGGTCCCACGAGCCATCCGGATTCGGCGTGATCCGCTGGGAGTCGCGCGCGGTCTGAGCCGCGGCGAGCGTCACCTTCAGCGCTCGAGCGAGCGCCCGGAGCGAGATCCCTGTCTTGCCGCGCCGCTTCCCTTGCGGCTTCCGTGCTTTCTTCATGGATCACACGCGCTCGAGCGCGGCCGTCACGTCACGCGGTAAGCGAGCGACCACTTCTCCGGGACGGGCGGTTCCTCGAGCGTCGTCCACGGCGTACCGCATGCCGTGCACACCGGGCCGGGAGTGAACACGGACGCGAACGTGACGAAGCCGGGGCGATCGCTCGGCCGAAGCTCGAGCCTGATCGAAGCCGTCTCGCTCGGCGCCCGGCACTGACACGCCTTCACCCACACATGCACCGGCGCCTCGGACTTCCCGCACGCTCTCCCCTTCTCGACCGTCAGCCGATTCCCCTCGTGGATCCTCACTCCTCCTCCATCGCCTCGAGGAGCCGCGTGTGCTCGAGCACGGCCTCGGGTCCCAGCGAATGCAGCGCCGCGATGACGCGCGCCGTCGTACGCTCCGACTCCGTGAACTTCGCGAGCATCTCGAGCGCGATCCGATCACGGAACTCCCTCATCCGATCCTCGTCGACGTCGGGCTCGCGCCGGATCCATCGCTGATACGACGCGGTCGGATCACGCCCCAACCTCGGCCGCCTTGGCGTCGTGCGCCTGGATCATCGCGACCGCGACCGCGGCGACGTGCACAAGCTCGGTCCTGTACTTCTCGGGATCCCGCTCGAGGATCGCGCGCCCGACCTCGCCCAACTCCTCGACGAGAATCGGGAGCCCGACCAGCGCGGCCGCGTCGCCGTGGATCAGCGATGCCGCACCGTGGATCCGCTCCTGACGATCGCGCTCGCGCGAGACGTCGCCGAGCGCGGTCGCGCGGCTCACCGACTCCGGGAGCTTCACGTTGCCTCCTTCCACTCCCATAGACCGAGCGCGCCCTTCGTCGAGATCGGCTTCTCAAACTCCTCGGCATCGTCGAGGAGCCATGCCCAGCGGCCCGGCGCGTAGTTTCCGAACATGCGCTCCGTCCAGGAGTACAGGCTATCGACCGCCTCGCCCGCGGGCGCCCGTCGCGTATCGAGCACACCGACCGTCAACGACTCGGTCCGCTCGCAGGAGTGAATGCGTGCCGTTCCGATCACGGCGCCGAACGGCAATGCCTTGAACGGGTCCCGCGGGTCGCCCATCCGGCCGAGCTTCTCGATCAGCGCGCCGCGGAAGTTCCATGTCGCCGCGAGCGCGATCAGTTCACCGCGCTTGATACCCTTCGCCGCGTGGATCGCGATCCGTCTTCCGATCACATGGCGCGGGCACGGCCACGACCGCGTTTCGATCTCCTTCGCACCACAGACCACGAGCGACGCCCACGGCTGCGTCAGCGAGAGCGCCTTCACAGCGGGAACTCGTCGTGAGTACGACCGTCGAGCATGCGGCCGGCGAACCGCTTGCCGATCCGGCCAAGCATTCCCGACCGCGGATCGCCGGTGTGATGGATCTGCTCGTGCTCGAGCCGGTGCGTACGATAGCCGTCGTCCTGGTAGATCTTGTCGCTCACGCCCACCTCCGAAGAAACTCCGGCTCGACCGTCGCCGGCGACCCGAGCGGTTTCTCGCGCGCCCACTCGCGCGCCGCCTCGAACTCCTTGTCCGTCCACGACTCCACGACCTTGATCGGCACAATGCGCCGCATCTCGAGGAGGAGGTCGCGGAGCCCGCGGTCGTCGCGGCCGCGGCCGTACGTCGTCCGAATCTTCATCCCGCAGTTGACGCACGTCACGGCCCGCGGCTCGACCGGCCGGTTACAGCGCGGGCAGTTCGCGACGTCGCCTCTCACGGCAACCGCGGCCGAAGACGCTCCGCCTCCGCTTTCGCCTGCGCCGACTGCGCCTCGGCTTCTCTCTCGCAAGCCGGACACGTCATGTCGAAGATCGCCGGGTCCTTCCGGGCGGCACACGTCGCGCTGTGCGCCGCGCGCGCTTCCTCGATCTGCTCGCGCGTGAACGCGATCGGCCGCGAGAGCGCCTCGAGGAGTCCGCCCGGCTTCGTGAACTCCGGAGGCTCGCCTTCGACCGGCTTGTACGTGTGCCCGTCCGCGAGCCCGACCGGAGCGAAGATGCACGAGCCGCCGTGCTTCTCTGTGCCGTCCGCGTCCCACGTCCAGGAACAGACCGAGCACCGGACGTACGCCGCGCGGAATTCCGTCGCCGGCTTCCGCTCGAGGTACATCGCTCGAGCGCGAGCCACGACCCGCGCGTCGTCGACCGGCTCGTCCTGCGTCATGATCACGAGCGCGTCGTGCGGCAACGTCGGGATTAGCCCGCGCCGGATCACCTCCGTGATCTCAACCTCGAGCACGAACGGCGCGTCCGGGTTGTTCGTTGCCACCGGCTCGTGTTTTCCGCCAACGACGCGACCGTACGCCTTCACCCTCGCCTCCGTTCAGTTCGTCTCGTCCGGCTCGTCTGCCAGGAACAGCCGTTGCCCATCCAAGCTCACCCTCGCCACAAGCTCGCCCGTGCGGCCGTGGAACTCCGAGATATCCATCTCGATTGAGCCGCCGAGTTTCTTCACCGCCGCGGCGAGCATGACGACTACTCGATCGGGATCCCGGCGGATCAGATCGTTGAGGTTGACCGAACGCCAGCCGTCCGGGATTCGCCGCTTCTTCATTGCTCGACCTCGACCTGTACCTCGAATTCCACGCACGCGCCCAATGCGCCGCATCGTCTCGGCGTTCAAGACGTCGGCGCCGATCAACGGGTGATCCGCGCCGCGCACCTCAAACGGAAGCGGGAACGGCGGCAGACACGAGCCCGACCGGGCCGCGGACCCCGCGGCTTTGCTGACATTCCGTCCCCGCTTCGTACGACGGCGACCAGTCATTCCGATTTCCTATCACTAGCGATGCTTCGACCGCCGCCGGCACC